GATTTTGATGTTCTAAAAACATCTTTTCTCTAAGGTCAATATCAGTGAGTTCTTTAAAGTATTGTTGGTTTGTCATCCATGCAAACAACACACAACACATTGCAAGGTCATCTGTGTGTCCTTCTTCTGCCTGATACGATTGTCCATGTTGTACAAACGTAGATAATTCATCAATTAATTCGTAGTCGTTGATGACAAGTTTATCTGTCTCAACCATTTGTTTGAGATTTGAACACCCTAATGTTTTTACCGCCTTGGTTGTTCTCACACCAAGTTGGGCCTTACCACCAGAGAAACCTGCTCCAAGAATCTGACCAGCACGACCACGCATTGATGCCATAACTAGATTATCATATTCCAAGTCATACTGCATTGCAGTTGCGACCTGTTCTCCAATGTCATTTACCTCAATCATCACATATGCTTGATTATATCCTCTTGCGACTTGATGAATTATTGTAGGGAATAGTAACGGTTTAATTTCATTGTTACGATATTTTGCAACAATTTTGTATGGTAATTGTGTTACATCAAATACGATAAATGCAGAATAGTCGTTGTTTGTTCCTCTTGCAACGTCCGCCACTAGTGCATATGTGTGTCCTTCTTTGGGGTTTTCATATACGTCAATACCAGCGTTTCGTTGAATTGGGTCATCATAATGAAACGATTTAATCTTTGTAGGATGGATAAGTGTGTTGACAGAACCCAAGAACTCACACTCAAATTCACGATTGAACTGTTCCTGTGAGGTGTTCGCAATAGTTTCTTCTTTCCATTTCTCATCTCGGCCTGGCACCTCTGACCAGTGAACCTCAATGGGAATGTAAGAATTTCTTTCTGTTTCTGCATCACTCCACAACTTGTAGAATAGATTCATTCCGTTTGGTGTGGAAACAATAATTACCTTAGTTGATTTACCAGATGAAATTGTAGGATACACAGAACTAAAGAAGTCCTCTGCGACATTATGTGGTACGAATGCGAACTCATCCAAGAATATCATATTGAATGAACCACCACGAACTGCACTAGATGATGTGGATGATGCAACAATGCGTGACCCATTCTCTAAGTCCAGTGAACCCTTGTTCCAAGACATAACGCCTTGTTGTAACCATTTTGGTAAGTTTTCATACGCAAGTTGAAGTCTTCCAAGAATATCTCTTGCGGTTGCGGCCTTGTTGGCGAGGATTGCAACATTCATACTTGGGTTGAATAGAACGTAATGTAGAATATATGATACGATTGTTGTTGTCTTACCAGACTGTCTGGGTAACTTACATATCGTAAATCTGTTACTATGAATAGTTCCAACCATCTCTTTTTGAAATGGAAACATATTAAATGGAACAATCCCCTCATCCAAGGAAACAATCTTGATGTACGTTTGACAGAAATACATGGGGTCTTCCATGCACTTCTTGTATTCAAGAATCTGTTCTTCTGTCCATTCGACAGGAACATTTGCTTTCTTTAGAAGGGGATTGCCAAGATAGTGATTTGCATCAGTCATGCAACTATTTATTCTGCTGGATTGAGCGCCTCAAATGATGCTTTAGCAGCATTTTTAGTTGCGTCTGTCCAAGCTGCATTTGCAATCGCTTGTACGTCTGCATCTTCACCAGAAATATCAGTTGCAGTATGAGTGTAGGTTCTTTTACCATCTGTAAGAACTTGTACTCCATCATCATCTTTTTTAAAATCAGATATAAATGGCACTACCACATGGCGTGAAAAACTTCTTGAAAGTTCTACACCGTCCTCTTCAATAATAGTTGCTGTTCTTACTTGAATATTCCATTTATTTACAACTTCAATTTTGTCATTTTCTGTACGTTTTGTAATCGCCATTATTTTTCTCCTTTTGTCCGCCCCTAGAATCCACTAGAGGTATAAAGTTATTTATACTTTCAGTGTACCTTGAAACCAGAGAAGAGTTGAGGAATTAATACTTGCATTTCCTTGAGTCAAATCAACATCTTCTAAACGACTGTTAACAGTATATTTTCTTCTAAGTCTAGCAAAATTCTCGCCTCTACCAGTTTTAAATGTAATCTCGTTTGAAGTAGTACCAGAACTAATTTCTCTGTGTCCTACAATAAAACCACCAGAACCATTATCAAATCTATCAGTATTTCTATTTGTAAATGGAAGAGCTAATCGCAATGAACCATTCAAAGTTCCAGAAATAACTGGGTTTGCAAAATACCCTCTATAAAATACAGTTTCACCAATTTTTACATAACTCGCACCAGCGCCTGCACCAGAATTACCAGTAGCAGTTCCACCACTTGTACCAGTAATAACTACTTCAAAAGTGCCTTCTTCATAATCGTCCAAGGTGTTAGCTGCACCAGTACCGCCAACTTTTAATCCACCAGATAGATAAAGGTCTTTCCATCGTGCGGGCGCTTTACCTAAATCATAGTGATTGTCTCTTTCAACACCTTGATACGCTGGACTAACGGCGGCATCGTTCATAAAGATACCACCTGTATTTCCTGTCTGACCAGTGATGAACAGGTTATCTCCGTCAGAAATGCCTATCGTTCCAATAGTAGTACCGCTACTTTGAATTGTTTGTGCTACACCGTTACCGCTTCTATTTAACGTCTGAGTTGTTCCAGTGATTGCACCAGTAACACCAAGTGTTCCAGACAGAGTTGCAGAAGTACCAGCAATAGTATTACTTGCAGTAATGTTACCAGAACCAGTTCTTGTTGCGATTGTATCTACTTTAATTGTTGACATTATTTGGCCTCCAATACAGCAATTCTTGTTCGCAATTCTTGAATTTCTTTAATAAGAACAGGCACCAATACAGAGTAATCTACTCCCCACATTCTATCTTCATCTTCTTGTGTTACGACAGCATCTGGAAATACCTTGTGCAATTCTTGTGCGATTGTTCCATATGTTTGATGATGACCACCTTGTAGTTCTTTCCAATCAAACTTTCTAATTTTAATAGAGTCTATTAAAGATGAGGCAGAATCAGCATCTTGAATATTTTCTTTCATTCTTTCATCTGAAGAAGTACCATATACTGTACTACTTGTTGTACAGTTAATATATCCAACTTCACTACCATTCTTTGCAAACTGGGCCGCAGTTTGTTGAGAAGAACTTGAAGATGTCTGTCTAAATGATAACAAGTCTGTTGAGTCTACAAGATTAAGAGTACAACCACCCTGTAATCCATTTCCATCTGTAGACGTTGAAAAGTATGTCTTATTATTTTGTTGCACAGTCCAAGCAGATTGTGTTCCATTCCTAAGAAGAAAAAACCCATTGTTAATTCCTGGCTCAGAAACCCTAAGTACCCATTCTTGTCCACCACCAGCAGAACAATCTAATACAATATTATTACCACTTGCATTGTCTTGACCACTACTATTGATGTGAAGTCTGCCGTTTGGCGAAGACTCAACAATGCCAACTCTATCATTTGTCGTGTCTACTTTTAATACATTTGTGTCTACTGCAAGGTCACCAGAAAATGTTGCACCAGATAAGGTTGATTGTCCAGAAACACCAAGTGTTCCACCGACTGTTGCGTTTGATGTAATTGCAGCTGTACCTTGTCCAGTAATATTTCCAGGCACTACAAGATTATGACCAGAACCTAAACTTACGTTTCCAGAACCAGCAACATTTTCGATAGTATCTACTTTAATCTTTGATGACATTTATCTTTTCCTATAATCTTATTTATTATGCAGTTTCGTATACAATAAGTGCTTCAATAACATTTCGGTTACCACTGCCACCCACATCAAGTTTATTAATATCTGGATAAGATTCAAACCCAGCTCTTATTTGCATTGTTGTTGCATTACTATTACATACTAGTTGGTCTGGTGTAAAACTGTTAAATCTTCCAGCCATGCAACCATTAACTCCTCTTGGTTTACTTGCAGTTGTTGTAGCGTTTGCAAAAGGAAGGCCTGCAACCCATAAGTTTCCACTACCACCAAATGATGTTACACCGTTTGTTGCAAGTGACATATGACAAATAACCTTTTTACCAATTTTAATATATGAACCGCCTTGGGTTGTATACATACTTGAAGTATTACTTGCGTTTCCATTCAAAGTAAGATTGCCATGTTGAGAGGTATAAAATGGAGTCCATGAGCCTTCTTCATAATCGTCAAGGGCGTTAGCGGCAGCAGTGTCACCATTAAAGGTTACACCATTATCTGTAATACGAAATCTTTCAGAATAACCACCAGTTGTAAATCTTATGTTATGACCAGTAGTATGAGCCTTAACAGTCATAAAACCACCAGTGTGGTCATAATCAATAATAGCATCTCTAGTGCCATCAGAACCTACAAATGAAAGTCCAGTATATTGACTACTTGTTTGTAGTTGAACCGTTTCACCATTAGCACCAATACTTTTTATTTGACCATTTACCGTTAATGGATGTGTGGGTGTAGTTCCTACGCCAAGTTGGTCACCAGATTCAATCTTGACTTTGTTTGCATCTGCACCAGATGTTGCACCAGCGATTGTTGTGACTGTAATTTTACTCATATCTTATACCACCGAAAGTTCACCGTTGATTGTAAGTGTTACTCCACTCGCAATCGTTAGTGGGCCTGCGGCCAATCCGTTGTTGTTTGCATCAATAGTTGCACTTGTATTTAATTCATTTTCATGGACACGAATAATATCTCCAGCACCACCAGAAGTTTCTCCAAGAAACTTACCACCACCTAGACCA